TTTATCTTATTATCACCAAATATAAAGGTATCCCTATGGGTATCTCTTTAATTTTTTCCCTATCTGTAATAAAATACACTGTAGGTATTGTTAATCTTTTACTTTTTAATAATTCCATTGTTTTTTATTTTATATTTTATTAATGATAACCAAGTAGTCATTTCTCCAGGAGCTAGATATACACCTTTTACACCTTCTCTAGTTTTTGTTTTTCTAACAGGTTCTATTAATGTTATTTTTTCATCTAGTATATTAGTAATTGGTTCTTCTAATATAGTTAAAAGCTCTCTTTCATATGGTGTGGGAACATCTTTAATTATCATATTTACAGCTTTATATACACTTCTAGGTGTATAAAAATTATTAGACGTATATGATTCATTATCTATAAGATTACTTAATTTTCTACCAATACCTTTAGTAATACCTATTTTATCTATCATAAAATCAATCCACATCTTTCTGTCAAATTTTACATCATACCAAACAAATCTTTCTTTAATTTGAGGAGTTAATGGAACCATTCCTTGTGGGTTAGCAGCTGCAATAATCATAATATCAGGCATTGGTTTACCAGAAATAAAACGTCTTTGTTCTAATATAGTTAAACAAGCATTAAGAACTACAGGATTACCATTAAGTAATTCATCAAAGAATAATATATCTCCATCTTGTAAATCTTCTAATTTATCAAAATTATAATATGTCATCTTTTTACTATCCTTATCAGGCATAGCTATACCACTTATTTCAAATGGTGACATTTGAGATGTTATTAATTCAACTAATTTCACTCCTTGTTCTTTAGCAAATTCTTCTATCATTACAGTTTTACCTAATCCTGGATTTCCTATAAATAAAGGAACAATACTTTTTCTTAATTCTGAATCATGATATACTTTTGTTAATACTTCTTTTATATTTTTCATAGCTTATTTTACATGTTGATTTTAATTGATTTTAATTTTTTAATATAATTTGGATCCATAGCATAGGGTAATTCTTTAAGAAACTTATAATAATCTCCACCTTTGTATTTATATTGAACAGAATTTTCATATCCTTTTACAGATTCAGTCCAATGTTCAAATTCAAAGTATTTACCTGTCCTAGGATTTGTTAATCCGAATAAATTATTTCTCTCTCTAAAACTATAAGATGTTCCCCATCCTGTTTCTAAGATAAATTGTTTTATTACTATATCTCTGTATTGTACATTATAGTGTTTTAAAACATAATCTAAATTTTCTAAAGAAAAAGATAATGTATCTATAATTATTTCTGATGATGCCTTTTCTATTACTGCTCCATCTACTTCATATTTTAAACTTTCACTAGGACCTAAAAATGGTAAAGTGAATAATAATATTATTATTAAATATTTCATAAATTGTTTTTTTAATTAATACTTTTTAAATATTCTTCAATTGTTTTTACTTCAAACTTTAACTTGCTATCTCCTTTTTTAATACCTTTTTTAACATTATCTCTTTTAAATATCTCTTCTTCTATTACTTTTTTAGGAGTAAATGTTTTAGCAAATAACTTTTCTGGTACTACTTTATTTGTATATATATTATACTTTTGATACATCCATTTTTGTTTAAGTGGAAATGTATATTGGGTACTATTAGTTCTTCCTGCAAACATGCCTTTAACATCTACATAACATTTTAAATCATTTGTTGATATAAATATAGGATTATTAGCTGCTATATTAAAAAATCCATCTGTAGGACTATTGGCTAGTATAATAAAATCTGGTGTATATGTACAAGGTTTAAGAAGTGATTTAGTTATAGCTTGTTTTTTAACTTTAGTTTTTAATTGAGTATATTTCATATGAGTATATTTAATATCTTCTGATAATTTAAAAGTTTCCTCTTCGTAAGTATAACTATCTATTATATCATATTTTTTAAGTTCGTCTAAATAATATGAGAAATATAACTCTTCTTTATTTTTGTATTTATTCATTTAAAATTCTTTTTAGTTCATCTAATTCACTTTCAAATTCTATTAATCCTAATTTAAATTTTCTACCATTATGTAATAAGATTGTTCCATCACTTTCTAAGTTTTTTACAGTTTTATATATATCACTAAATTCTATTTTTAATTCATCACAAACTGCCTTTCTAAACATATGTCCAGCAATTCCATTTAATTTATATGCATTCATAGTGTTTTATTTATTAATTTTTATGTAAAGATAATTTAATTAAGAATTTTAATTAATTCTTCTAATTGTCTTCTGTTTTCTTCTATATCATTTTTATCTTCTTTAGAAGACTGTTCGTTATGTAATACGAATCTATCAATAGCATAATTATGAGATGCCTTTATTTCTTTAAGTGTACAAAAATTATTAACCAAGATAATTTTATCTATTGTATATATACTACCTTCTTTTATAGAAGATCCTTTATTAGCACTTATACATTTAACCTTATCTCCTACTTTAAATATACCTTCATTTAACCCATCTTCTTTCATAATAATTCTTTTATTAATTGTTTTGTCTTATCATCTCCAAACTCTTTATAATAATCTGTTATATCCTTTGGTAATCCAATTGGTATTATTGCAGATTCTAAATTATAAATCTCTTCATAATCTTTAGCTGCCTCTATACCAGGATCATCATTATCAAAAAATACAATTATTTTATTAAACCTAGATTTTAATTCATCCATCATTTCCATAGGAATCAATGAATTTTCAGATTGAGGTGCTACAGCAATATGTCCATATTTCCATAATAGACCACAATCTTTTAATGACTTTGTTATTATTAATAATTCTCCTGTTTTAGGAAGTTGGTGATAACCTTGCAAATGATCCTTACAATTGTTAACCCATTTAAATTCACTATAAGGTGATAATATTTTATATACTCCTTTATCTATAATATAAGCATATGAAGGTGATTCAGGCTTTATATTAAAACATTTACCATTAATCCATAAGTGAGATATAGCTACTATATTACAATGCTTTAGAACAGCTTTATTAAAGCCATACATACTCCAATATTTTTTATCTATACCATTATTCCATTTTCTTCTTTTTATGCGTATTATAGTATCTTTATTTGGGATTTCTTTTTTAATAGGATTTGGTATACCTATATATCCCATTGTTGATTTGGTTACAACATTTTGAGCAAAACCTAAATTAAAATCATTGGATATGATACGTAATGCATCATAATAACTAACATTAAATTTAGCTTTTACAAAGTTGACTGCTGTATAACTTTCTTTTGTGCCTCCGAAGTCTTTAAAAAATAATTTATTATTCCAAGATTGTATTGAACAACTTGGTCTACTGTCATTTCTAAAAGGACTACTAAATAAAGTATTTAACTCTATGAAATCTGGAATGTAATATCTAAAAACATCATATTCACTAACCTTTTTAAAAATATTTTCTTCGGATAATTCTAAAAATCCTGCTCCATTAAATTCCATATTTATTACTATTTATTTTCGTTATACCATTTAATAAATTCTACTACTGCTTTGTATGTTACTTCTTTAGGGTCACTACCTTTCATAGTTATTGTTCTTAGATTTGGTCTTGTTATTTGACACCATACAAATACATTGAAATCTATTTCTATAGAAAACTTTTTATTATCTATTTTTCCAATCTTTTCTACTACTGGCATTAACCAATCCCAAGATGTGTGGTATGGTAATAAATTTGCTTCTGCAACTTCTACATCGCCAATAGGCGTGTTTTCGTAATACCCCTTACCCAATCTACTTGGATATATACCACGTTTCAACTCCATAAAACTTGCTATTAACTTATTGTTTTCTGTTGTGTTCATAATGTTCTAATTTAATTTTATCAATTTTAAAACCCATAACTATTATTCCAACAACAAGAGCTAACACTATTATCGTTAGAGATAGTACCCAAGCAAATAAATATACTTCGTTTAAATATTCCATAATCAATCATTTTTTATTGTTTTCTATTGTGTTCATAATATTTTTAATTTAAAAAGGGAGAGTATAAAAATACTCCCCCTCTATTAATAACTAAACTAACTCAATAAATAGTTATTACCAACCATCTCCATCATCAGTATCTGCACTGGCATCTGCAGACGTATCATCAGAAGATGTGTCATCAGCTACCTCTAACCTTTTAATGTGTTTATCTTCATTAAAATATAACTTAGTATCCTCATCATTAGGAACTGCAGTTAAACTTTCAACAAAACCAAAGCTATTTAGTTGTGGTCTTACGATAGTTAATTCTTTACCACCCTCAGGTGTAAAAGTATCTTCTTCACCACCAAATACCCATCTAGCTTTCTTTCCTTTGAATAATTTTGCTACTTGATTAACAAAATCTTCTGCACTACTACCTTTAATAGCTGCAAATTCAGAACTTAATCCTAATTTATCAGCCATAATAGTTAATCTTGCTTTAGTACACCAGTTTGCACCTTCAATGTTCCAAGCACCTTCAGACATCCACATTGTAGTGTTTGCTTTCTGCCCCATTGGATCCTCATTTTCATCAACTAAACCTTCTACAGGTGCAGTCATATGTGTGAACCTAATATAAGGTGTTTTCTTTGCTGAAGTTTCACCATAAACTACATCTGTAATTTTAGCTACTTGTATACCAGGTGTAATTGATTTTTTAGGTCTTCTTACTTCTTCCTTTACTTCAAATCCATCTCCATTAAAATCTGTCATTCTTTTTGTTTTTTAATTATTATTTAATTTATTTAATTTATTTTTACTTGTTTGGAAATAATTCTTCCATTAATTCCTTTGCTTGATCTAACTTTCTTTCATTTATAGCTTTATCATCTATTGCTTCTAAAATATTCTCCATATTAAATGGATGTTCACTTTTAGCATTTATAATAGTAAGTTCATTTTCAGCAATTTGACCTTCTAAGTCTATAATTTCTCCAGCTAAATCATTCTTTGCTGATCTAACTTTAAATGGTAGTTTAACAGCATCAACTACTTCCTTCCCTGCTTTAAGAAAATCACTATATGTTTTACATATTACATTTTCTTTTTTTTCTTCTTCACTCATTTTTAATTTATTTAATTTATTTAATTAATAATAATTTTTGTTTTCTCCTCTTTTTAGAATCTACTCCTTTACCTAGCAATCCAAAACCCAGCCCTCGGAGTGGGTACACCACACTGCCGATCTCTACGTTATAATAGGAAGGATATGTAGGAGGAGTATAATATTTACTTCTTAAATCCCAATAATCAGCCATAATTAATCTATATATATTTGACTCCAATCTACCTTAATATTTCCATTGTCATCACCTTCAGCAAGAGTCACCTCTTTACCTCTTAAATGATTACATCTAGAACCACAAAGTACTTCATCTGAACTTGCAAAGTTCACTAATGTTTTATTACCATCTCTATGTAAATAACCAATAGCATCTGCATCTGCACATACAATAGATTTAAGCTTACCTGTTAAATCTAAATCTTTAGCATTAACTTCTTTACCCTTAGAGTTAATCATCTTGTCTTTAAGATGTCCGATAAGAATAACATTGTCAGCTAATGACTCTAATCTAGCTAAAACCTTTAAAAATGCTTTCCTAAGATATAAATAACCTGCACCATTTGGTAATATTAATACATCTGAACCTTTAAAGTTTTTACCCATAGGTGTAGCTTTATATAATTTTAAAGCTAATGGTAATACCATTTCTTCTAATTTAGTAATAGTATCAATAGTGATAAACTTATAAGGTTTACCTGCTTCTTCAATAGCTTTAGCTATATCCATTAATTCATTCAAACTATTAGCTTGAACTTTCATTGCATCTACATACTCACTACCATTTTCTAAATCAATTAAAAGATTATTCTCTAGTTCTGCAACCACTGTGGTCTTACCCATCTTTGGTGGAGCATATAATACTAATTTACTAGGATCTTTCTTCACTGATTTAATTTTTGTAGTGGGTAATACAATTTCTGCTGTCTCACTCATCTTTCTCTCCTTTTTTCATTTATTTAAAATAATATATTTGATTCTTCTAATTCTTTTTGAAGATTTGCTAAGGCTCTCCAAGCTACTTTTGTGCTATGCCTAATTCCATCATCATCTATTTCACCAGCTTGAATTAAATGTCTTGTAAGAGAATCTAATTCATTACCTGATTTACTTCTATCCCATTCTAATGGTTTATCAGGATTATGTTGTTTTTGTCCAGCAACACTACATCTAGAAATTTCTATTATAGCATCAGGAAAATACTTTAATACTCCATTGTATACAGGATAATCTTTTCTATTATCTTTATTCATAATTTATTTAATTCTTCCGTTTAATATATCAGCTTGATTATGATACCAATCCATATTTTCAGTAGATCTAGGTAGCTCTTTAAACCTATTAGATGCACCATCAAATAAAAAATGATGATACTTATTAGGTGGAGCAAATCTATTCTTTAAAACTTTAATAGCTCTAAAAGAATCTCTGAATTTCTTTATGTTGTAACCATGATATTCAGCATAATCATATCTATCTGGACTATATACTCCTAATATTACTTTAGCATCACGCTGTATTTCTTTATTATTTGCAAATCCAGCTAAAGATGGTTCAGTCTTCTTTTGAATACTTAATCCATTATTTGAAAATTGTTCCTTTTCTCCTGATTGTTCTTGTTGTATAATATTAACACAAGCCCAGTTCCAATGTTTAGTTAATTGTTTTAAGCAATAATTGGTACTCCATTGAGCCATGGCATTATGTAAATTACCTTCATTTTCAGGTTTTAATAATGACATATGATCAACAACTGCTATAACTACTTGATTAGGGTCATTAGGAACATAATGAGAATAAACTTTTACTTTCTCAGATACTATTTCACCATTAGACTTTCTTTTAGTAAATACTCTATCTTCATATATATGCTTACCATTTTTATCTGCAAAGTCTCTACAATATTTATATATACCCGTTGGATTATATACAGAATCTATTATCTCTACATTTTCAAGCATCTTTTCTATTGGTTCAATATATTTCTCAATTAAAGACATTGTTTCATCATCTAATGATTCTTCTCTATATCCTTGTAATGTTAATATATCCAATTTGATTTTACAATGTATAGATATATAGTTACAAATCATAGTATCTATAAATTCCTTTTCTGATTCTTCTAATGCAAAATATAATATTTTTAAATTTATATCATGTTTTGCAGCATACATCAATGGTTCTCTAACAGCTAGAGCTTTAGCTACTTGTGTTTTACCAACTCCTGATGCAGCAGTTATCATAGTTATCATTCCTGGAACTACTCCTGGTACAGATTTAGATAATTTAGGATAATTTTCAAAAGGTATGCAAAATATCTTACCAGATTCCTTTGATTCCTTTATTCTCCTTATCCCCTTTACTCTCTCCTCTACCTTCCCTACTTTTTCTTCCATCACATATAGTCTTCATTTTCATAATTATTATTAATTTGTTCATCTAATAAATATTCATACTTATCATAATCAGCTTGGTTTAACCATACTTCCATAGCGTGCATGTATTGTAAATTACCAGAGTCTCTTCTCATTTTAACCTCTGCTTCTAATACATTTATTATAGTCCTATGTTTACTAGGATCTGATTTAATTATACTTATATATTTATCTTTTATTTTTTTATTACGAACTGAATCAGGATTTCCAATTTTCAATGGTCTAGTTCCTCCATTTCTAGCAGGAACCTTTAAGGGAAACTTACCAAGAAATTCTAACCATTTTATTTCTAATGTATCTGATTTAAATAAATCTATACCCTTTTGTCTAAGTTCAAAAGTCCTATGTCCAGTTATTTTTATAAATCCCTCCTTCTCTAAATATTCTAAAGCTGCATCATCTTCTAATAGCATTGCTTGAACTTCATCGGGTAACTTATAATTACCCATAAATTTCCAATGCAACAGTAGATATAAATCAGCTGTTAGCTTATTTTCTGAGAGACAAGAGATCCTGATAGTAACCTCAGTTACTATAAGTTCCTTATCCATAAATTTAATTGATTAATTGTAATTAATAGTGCTTAGATACGCTTCATTCTCCTCTCTTGTTGCTTCACCTGTACCATTACAAGTTTCACAAGGTTTAAATGTGTCATTCAAACCATCATATATGTCTTTAGCTCCAAAACAAGCTATACACATAGTTAAATCATCGTGGTTATCTAAGTTATTCATAGTGTAAAATTACTGATAATATATCTATTACACAAATATATTTAATAACTAGACTAATTACACCAAATCATTGGGAAATGTAATTAAATTCCATTATTAAAATAGTTTATTGAATAAATAATATCAAGTTTCTTCTTTTTCTTTCATAAATTTAGTTTTAATTAATAGTTATTCAATGATTTAATCTGAATAGTTCATCTTTATAATAAATTTGTTTTCTTGATTCTGTTTCATAGTCTTCATCTAAAATTAAATTATTCATACTAAAGAATAATTCTAAATCAGCGGGTTGACAATCAACATCAAAATTTTCAGATACTAATTTAGATAAAGTACACATGCTAGGCATTTCCTCTAGTGGTGAATCTTCTTCAATAAGTTTTATAAATAATCCTAATTGAGATTGTTTAACTCTATCAACATTCTTTTCAATAACTTTTAATTTTGGTTTAGTCATAGTTTAAATTTTACTTATATTGAATCAATGGGGTTAATTCCCCTAAATTTTTAAGTTCTACTGCATTTACTTTAGCTTGAGATGTTTTTATCCATTTTTCTTCTTGTGTATCTTTACAATACAATCTTATTATTATAGCATGTTTACCATCTTCTCCAAGTCTAATACATCTACCAACACGTTGGTTCATTTGTTTTACAGTACTTGAATTAGAAGCTATTAAACTATAACTTAATCTAGGTATATTAACACCTTCATCTAATGTTTTAGCTGAAGATAGTATTTTAACCTTTGTACGACCATCAGCGAAGCGTTTTAAGAAGCTTACTCTATTTTTCTTAGTTATACCACTATGATGAGGTAAACATCTGTCACCAAGCTTATTTGCAACTTTATCAGAATAATCTTTAGTCATACTAAATATTACTCCGTGATCATCTTTTCCAAATAGTTCAGTAATCTTTTTTATTAATCTCATTTTAGATTTAGCATTATACAATATCTCTTTTCTAGCAGAAATATTTTTCCAACTATGAACTCCATAATTTTCCCATGCTATTCTGATTTTAGAAGATAAATAATTATAATCTTTTCTTTCTTTATCATTTAATTCAACTGGTATATTATAAACTGTAAATTCACTTACTAATCCTAATTCAACAGCTTCATATAAACTTAATGTATAACATATTGGAGCTATGCCATTAATGAAATCAATTAGATTATCCTCTATAGTGGCTGACAATCCTAATATTTTATCATATTTATTATTCTTAAAGAATTTACTATTTATAGTACCTTTAATATAGTTATGTATTTCATCAGCTATTACAAAATCATATTTTTGATTTTTAAACTTTCTTGCTGTATTTATACATTCTACTTGTACACATTCTTTGAATACTTTTGAATGCTTCCACTTTTTAAATTCTTTTTCCCATTCATGTTTTAAAGTATTGTTTGGAACTATTATTAATATCTTATAGTTATAATCTGCATTTACTGCAAACCTTACTGCTGCTAGAATTGCACAACGAGTTTTACCAAATCCCGTTGCACATTCTGCAGTACCTATATATTTATTCTTACGCCAAGCGTTAAGAACATCTCTTTGTATTTTATCTTTCGCTTGATTTATATTCATAATATCTATTCTAAGTCTATTAATTTATTTATTTCTTGTATATAATAATTATATGATAAGTCATATTCTTCATCAACATACTTATTAAATAAAGTACATTTCCAACCTGCTTCAATATTAGTTTCTCTATTTTTAGGTTCAACTAATACATCATCTTCAATAATATCAAATATATCCATTTGATTAGGATTCTTCTCCTTAAACTTATCAGTTTTAGTTAAATAATTCTTTTCTAATGGTGGTAATATTTTAATTAGTTGATCACCTTCTTTAGATACATAATATCTATTAGTTTTACCTAATTTATAATCAACCTGGTTAGCAAGATGTGTAACTCTTCTATATAGTCTATTATTACCTTTCATTTTAGAACCTATACAAAAATCATATATACCATAGTTCTCAGCAAATGAATATTCATATCCATTTAAATGCTGTTTTAAGCTTATCTGAGGTTCTATATTATTAATAAAGTAATTAGCTGCAGAAAGAGCTACAATTCTCTTAGAATGATTCTTATGATAGTCTCTATCTATTTCATAAACTCCTTTAAATTTATATTTTAAATGATTACCATCTTCATCAATAATAAAAGCAATATAATTATTTACATCTCTAAATACAATTCTACTGTAATTAGTATCTTCTAATATATATTGAGTATCTTTTTCCCATTGTTTATGTAATTCATCTATTTCTAATTTTTTAGCTTTATTATAATAAACAACAACACCATCAGTATTAGCTGATATAATTTTACAACCAGCCATATATAATTGTTCTATAAGCATTAATAGAGATAACTGTCCTTTAAATGTAGTTTTCATAATAACCATTGGGTCATATTGCCAACTATATAGAGAACCTGTTTTACCATATCCACCACCATTCATAGCTAATTTAAAAGCTTCTTGTTTAGAATTAATATATTTATACTCACTAGAACCTTTTTTTAATTTCTTTAATTGTGGTTTTAATTTAAATGACCTTTCATCAAATAATTGTTTTATACCCATATACCATTCTTTTCCTAAATGTCTTGGATAATATTTACCATTAATGATAGATGCTGGATACATTGAACCAACATCTTTTTCTTGTAGTATATGATCATCATCACATTTTATATCCCTTGGTGTATCAACTGAATGTAATCCACCTTTGGCAAATTTTATTTCTATTCCGGCAAATGTTAAATGTCTTTCAAAATCTTCATCAGATTTAAAAGAACATTGTCTAATTTCATTTAAGAAATTATTAAGATAATCACTTTTAAATGTAATATAATCAGGAATTAAATCATTAACATTAAAACTTTTTCTATAAGTTCTAAGTTTTTTAAAATCATAATAATTTCTTTTAGAAATCTTTTCATATGTTTTTCTATTTATATATTCACCAATCTTTACATCTGAATAATTCATTACATTATAACCCAATTCTTTAGTCATGTTAACTCTAAATTGGATATTATCTAATGATTTGTTATAAAACATTTCTGTTGCTAATATATCATTTCTACAATAAGATATTACTTCATCTTTTTGATCATCATTTAGTACTGTTTCAGGTTCGTATGGTAAATCTTCTATACTTTCCATTCTCATAGCAAATTCAAGCCATTTAAGAGATGTTTGTCTAGCCATATTATCATAATGCCATATCTTATATAAATCTAATTGTGGCACTTTAGTATCTTTATTCCAAATAGCTGAATAATCAGAACTAATAATAGACTGAACTTCTTCAAATATTTCTTCTGCAGTCCAATTGTTATTGTTTGATAGTATAGTATTGTGTAATACAGGGTAATCAAAACTTATATTATTAAAACCAATACATTTAGGTTTTGTATTTAAAAACTCTCTAAGTTGTTTAATATCATTTCTTCTATCTGATATTTCAAACTCTAACCATTTATCCTTACCAACTAATTTAAATGTAGCTAAGAAAAAAGATTTAAAAGTTTCTAAATCATAAATATATTTCTTCATTTTAATAAGTTTTAATTATAATTCTTTTTTATTTTTATATTTATTTAATATAAATTGTACTTTTAAAATACATTCTTGTACTTTATAAGATAATCTCTTTAATTCTTCCCAATAATTTAACCCACAATACATACATACAGAGTCCTTACCTACTTTTTTATAAAAATGTATATTTCTATAACAACTTAATGGTTTATTTTCGTTCATATCTCTTTTATTGTTTTTTTAATTTATTTTTTAATTGTTGTATCTCAACGTCTTTTTGGTATATAAACTCTGATACAATTCTTCTTTTATTTCTCGGTAACAACATTAATATTTTTATAACTTCCTCTATCATAATATTTTTTTTATATTTAACTCTTTTTATAAACGTATCTGTTTATTTAATTGTTTGTTTATTAATCTGTTTTATCTATTGAGTTAATATTTTAATCACAATTAAAGTAAATATAATTCCACTTGCAAAACCTATCATACTACAAATAAAAAAGGCTTTATGTAATTTCTTCTCCATAATCTTATTGTTTATCTTGTTTGGTTAAACTTCTTTTAATCCATTTCACAAACTTCATAAAATAATTATACGCCAATATTACTAATACAATCAATATAATTAATCCTAATATTGATAGACCTATTATATCCTTTAAAGTCCATACAAAAATGCTTAATACTTCCATAAATTCTTTTTTATTGTTTATACCCTATTTGTTTAAAATCTTTCCTTATTCTTTCCGCTTATCATATCCTTTATTTCTCTTTTATCACTCATAATCTATTTAGTTTTTAGCAGTTAATACTTTTCCAATTATTCTGTGCATATTGACAAAATAATCCGAAATGATTTTGCGTGTATTTTAATTTATCAATCCAGTTATCTTCATTGTTTTTATCACACTCACAATAAAATGAGTTTATTATTATTGTTTGCATATCTGAATTACCCTTATAAATATAATGCTTATCTAAATAGTTTTTTATTGCAAATTCTGTTTTATTCATAATATTTACTTTAAATTATACACCAAACAATCATTGATATTATTACTATTACACCCCACACCACTATTTCTAACCACCAACTATAATTTTTCATAATAACTTTTTATTTAAGTAGTTATTTATTTTTGGTGCTGCCTTTTCATTATACCATATTAACGGCATTAGTATTATTAATAGTAAAGCCTTAAATACTTTCTTTATACTTATCTCTCTTTTATCACTCATAATCTATTGTTTTTGGTTTGGTGTTGTAGTTAATAAGCCTACTTGTGTTCGTGCCAATATTTTTCAGAATAGGTGCAAAAATCACTTCTATCCATTTTTTTATTTGCATCCAATAGTTCATCTTCTCCAAAATCACATCTTCTGCATTTACATCCAATAAACTTCACTTCTTTATCTGCATAAGCACCCTTTATAAATATTGGCTCGTACCAATGCCCTAATATCTTGCACCAATCTATTTTAATAATTTTCATATATGTATAAATTTTTTATTTCTTTTATCACTCATAACTAATCTATTTTAAAATAAAGCTAAAGTAAATTAATACCTTAGCTTTATTAATTAATTTATTACTCCAGAAAGATACTCTCTCCAAACACCTTTCCCATTATTATAACAACTATCATGGAAATAAAATAATTCAGCTCTATACCTATTATACCTAAGTGTAATGTATCCTCCATAGGAATCTAACATTATATAAGTACTCATATCTACGTTATTATCAGCTATTATTTCTTCTACAACAGCATAATCATTTACAAAGTGAAAAGAATTTGTACCATTTGTAATAGTTATATATGTGACATCTCCTTTTGTAAAAGGTTGTAAAGTAATAGTTCCAGTAATATTTGTTACACTATATTTATTAGTTTGATCATTATAAATTCCTTTTTCAAGTTTATTTATTACATAAATTGTTTGATTTTGTGCATATATACTATTAACGCTTAACATTAATAATATAATAATTATTATCTTTTTCATAATATTTAATTTAAGGTTCCTATATATAACTTCTTATAAATTATTTTATCTTTTATTACTTTATAATTATAATGAAGTTCAAAATTCTGATCGTCATATATTAATTTAACTAATGCTCCAAATGGGCTAAGTCCTTCATATATAGCTATTTCATCTGAATTTTCAGTATTATGCCTATCTATTATTAAATAATCATGAGTTGTAGTTCCTTCTCCGGAATTATAATTAATCCTTAAATATTTTATACTTTCAGTTCTTTTTAATACCATAAATGATATTGTAGTTTTTGAAACTTCTTCGTATTCATATATATTCTGAGGAGTTAGTGTACCAATTTGATAAGAGGTACATACAGTTTTATATTGATCATACTCTCCTGTTTGAGCATGTATATTACTAATACTTAGTATTAATAATATAATAATTAATTTCTTTTTCATTGTGTTAGTTTAAAATTGTTTATAATTTACCTATCTAATATAGATATACATTTTTCTATATTATATAAATAGGTATTTCCTGTAGCAGAATCAATTGTTTCATTTTGTATATCCCACTCCATCCACTCTTTCATATCTTCTAAAGTATTTGTAGCTTCTAATACATCATGATCAGTTGGTGCTGTAAATCCATTTATTATTACCATAGTAATAATAATGCATAGTAATGATATTATTTTTTCCATAATTAGTTAGTTTTTATTTATATTTATTTGATACCAGGCAATCCATACATAATAGTTTCTCTCTTTTACTATATACTATACCTAAAAATCTTTTCTTAATATTATATGAATATAATTTAGATTCAACATTTCCACAATCTTCACAACATATAATATAATTTACTTCATTATCATTTTCAATAGTTCCGTATATTCTAATTATACTCCCTGTTGCTATTATAGAAACTAATAATGTATCTTCATCATAAGCAGATAATACTTGAATTTTTAATCCTCCTATTTTATTGAAACTTACATCCCTAGCTGAATCTGAAGCAGTAAATACTTCACCTATTTTAAATTTATCCATAACTTTAAGTTTTAGTTAGTTAATTTAATTAAAATCTCTCTGTCCTTTCCATTGGAGTGCTGACGTAGTTTCGACTACCGCTACCTATCCAATAAACAACACCGTTGGAAGCGGTTTATATAAAGAGGTTACAGCTTATTATCCTCATATTGAAGGCTGTTTATCTGTCTATCTTCTAGCAGAGAGATTATTATTTACACTAGAAATTCAAGTATTAAAAATGACAATAATGATATTAAAAATATTTGAATTGTTTTTTTTGCAAATATCTCAAATATTTCATCATCTGTTAATGTATTATTAGATTCTATTCCTAGTCTAATTTTTCGTAACATTATAAACAATGCAACAAACATTGATAATAGCATTATTAGTAATATTTGTAGTATCATAATTTCTAAGTTTTAGTTAATTCTAAAGTATTCAATTATTTGTGCTACTCTCTCAAGCAATTCTTCATCAGTCTCACTTGCCATGTCAATGTAATCTTGTTTATCTAATTCATCGCCTGCGTGTCCAACTATTAATTCCATTAATCTTTTTCTCATGTTTTCTAAGTTTTAGTTATAACATATTTCTGCACATTTATGATATATAGGTTTCTTAGTATACATATATTCATTGTTTACTATTGATAATTCTACCTCATACCCATATATAAAATATGTTAGACAATATAAAGTTTTATTTTCACTGTCTGTTTCATTTACAAATAATTTTGGATCCATAATTATTTAATTTATAATTTATATAATCGTTTCCTTCCAATCTACACCTTACAATATTAAAAGCTTCATGCTTTCTTTCTGTTTCTTTTATATTATTTAACGAATATACTACATTTAAAGCATATTCTACTAATAAATTCAATTTTTTCATAGTCTTATAGTTTAAATTAAAAGTAAAATCATCAGGACGTTATTAGGAACGTCAATTCCTCTAGTGAGCGAATCTATCAAAAAACACCTCTAGTTATTTATTTTCTGATGATTTATTTAACACCACAACTACAGTCCTTCTACAATAGAAGCTTTACCTATACGGAGTGGTGTTTATGTTTATAAATTTTCTTTAATAAAGTCTTTATATAACTCATCAGCTCTTTCAAAAGCTTCGTGTTTTTTTAATTCAGTCAATTCTTCTTGTGGTGTTGAAAATATGTAATCTATTAATGAGTACATAAAATATCTACCTTTATTTCCTACCTCTTCCTTACTATACATCTTCTCTTCAGGTAAATGAATGATTACTTCATTATCTTCTGTTGTTTTGAGTTCTTGCCATTCTTTTGTATGATTAAATGTAGGACATTCTCCATCTCTAGCTTCAAATGTTGAACCTCTTTCTGTTTTATACATACGTTTATACTCAACCATAACCTCATCTATCTCTCCATTAGCTTCTACATAAGCTTTAATGAATGATTCAGGTATCCAAGGTAATACTACTTTTACATCTCTATCTGTAAAATCGACTGATTCCATTATACCTAAAGACTTATCTGTTGTAGCTATTATCTTTCTATACTTAGAACTAATAGGCATTATAACAGCAGTTAATACTCTATCTCCAACAATATACCAATCCCCTTCTTTAATCTCTTCATCAGATACTAAGTATAGGTGTTGAGGAGAATTTCCTTTATTCTTTTCTTGTGGTTTCACTCCTCCAAAAATTCTATATATTAATGTATTTCTACCTTTGTTAATATCAATAAATAAATGACTTGCTCCATCAGTAGGGAGCATTATTGGTTTTACTTTCTTTTTCATAGCTCTTCCTCCTCTTCTGGAAACAATCTATCCCAATCTTCAGGTGTTGTACCTGAGATAAGAAATTCACGTTCCCCTATGCTTAAATGAGGCATAGCTAATTGAATTAGCATACCATTTTCCCACTTTGAAATTTGTTCATCTGTGATGTCTAAATCCATAGTGTTTGTGTTACCTGTTAGGGTAGATGTTTTAGTTATTTTCATAGTTCATAGTTTTATAGTTTAAATAAATAAGAGTAATCACTTTTAATATTTTAATCTTTACAATATTCCCATTTAATTACTTCATTAGGTCTTACTCTATGTCCTCCCCAACCATGAGGTAATAATATGCCTTTAAATTTTTGCCAACTTGGTGGTATAGAAAAATAACCTTCAGGTATATCAATCCATTCATTTTTAGCATTATAATAACCCTTTAATAATGTACTATAAAATCCTCTTTTAGTTATTACTTGTTCTTCATAATGACCATAATATTTATCTCTTACATATACACTACCTTTAAATGTTACCATTACATTTTTCATTTCTTTAGGTACTTTTATAATTTTTATATCATCCATAGCTTTATAATTTAAATAAAAAAAAGAGGGGAAATTAATCCCCTCCCTTTATATATAATCTAAACTACCAATTATGCAGTTTCTTCTTCCGACTCTATAGCAACTGCTTCTGATACTGCAGCTACATCTCTTTGTAATTTAGTATCTGCTTTATTAGCATCACCTAATTCACGTTTGAAATAGATTTGAGCTCCACCAGAAGTAATAGGTGTATCAGTTGGTTTCCCATCTTTTCCTATTAACATCAATGCTTGAAATCCAGGTCCATCTGATAAAGATTCAGTATGAATAATTCTTAAATCTGCACCCATTACAGCACCTAAATTTGTACCTACCTTAATTCCTTTAGCTGCTATTACATCTTTATGAACTGATTGAAAGGCTACTTTACTTCTTTCAAATCCATCAGATCCTAATAAATCATTTAAGAAATTCTTTTCAACCCAAGTAGTTCTTAATTGAAGAGTTTTAAAATTTGGGTTATTACCTTCTTTAGCATCATAAATTGCTTCTACTATTACATTTTCTTTTTTCATCTTGTTTGATTTTAATTGTTTTTATTTGATTTTTATTTGATTCTCCTTTGATTTTTATAGATGTTCATTTGGAGTTTACATCTTCGTATATCTCATTATTACTGTTACAAGGTATGTACGTATTTACATGCTACGCTACATTATCCGTTCTTCTGACAATTTGATATATTAGAGCCTGGATAAACATCACTGCTACACCAGGCTTAATTTAAACTACTTATACGCTATGAAACAAATAAGTATTTTTAATAAACATTACCTTGGAATTGACTTAGTATCAATCCTAAAGTTATAACTGATGCCATTATTATAATACCAATAGTTACTGCTTGTTTATATTCTCTTTTTTCATCTAATTCTTTTAGCTCTTGAGCTGTTATATCAGTCTTTCTCTGATTTTGACCTATGGCATAACCATAATAGTCTGTATTTATAAAATTTTTCATAATGTGTTAGTTTATGGGTTAATAATTAGTTACTTTTAGCTATATTATTTAACTGTTCTTGTTTAGCTAATTCATGATAAGCTTCTTTTAATGCATCTCTAATAGTAATAATGTCTTCTATATCTAATGTTTTATTAAATATATCACAATCATCTAGAGTTAATTTACAAACTCCTAAGAAGTCATCTAATGCTTCTATTTTAGATTCTACATGTATTTTTAATATAGATACTTCTTCTTTTCCTTCCATTTGTGTTAGTTTAAGTGGTTAAAATAGTTTATAACCAAATTCATGTGCATTATCTTCTTTGATCATTAATGCACATTTCATTGGTGGTATATCTTTAAATCTTTTTTTAATTGTATCAGATACCATTGCTAAATCTCCATCTTTATCAATACAGAAATGATATTTGATTTTATTATCTATTTTATTTTCTTTTGACATAAGTGTTAGTTTATGGTTAATACTATTGTTTACGTTCAAACATTGTAGTCATATACTCTCTGTATACATCTCTTGTAATGTCTTTATAAACATTTAATAGCTCATTCTTTCCCCAACCTGTCTTATCTTCTAAGGCTTTCTCAAACCTTAATTCTATTTCTTTTAGTACTTCGTTCATAGCTTTTAATTTAAATTAATAATGTTTTATTGTAGGATAGTTATCTACCAAATATTGAGTTCTTATTGATTTCCACCAATCCCAAAGTTTTGATTCTCTATACATTTCAATTAGAGCTTTATTTTCTTCATCAGTAAAGTTAACATCATATCTAATTACTGCTACTGTACTTTTTAGTATAAGTTTAAAGTCATCATCATAAGAACTTGAAAATGAATCTAGAGGCATAATTTGAGAGTATCTAGGTGTTTCTGATTGAGTACCCATTATCATAAATGTAATACACCATATATCAAGTTGATCTAATAATTTGTTTTCTGCTGTTTCTAAAGGTTTCATAGTTTTTAGTTTTATAGTTTAATTTTTTAAACTACACGAAGGTAGTATAATTAGAAATATAATAGTACAAATTCCAAAGAACATTGTTGGACACGTTGCTCCATCTTTATTAGCTATGTATGATAACACTGTTAAGAAAGCAAATGATAGTACTATTAATAGATTAGCAAAGAATGCTGATTTTATAAATTGTTTCATAGTATTTAGTTTTATAGTTTAAATTAATTCAATTTCATCTATATAATAAGTTTTATCAATTTGAATATTATAAAAATCCTCATTTTCAAAAGCAATCATTTCTTCTTGAACTGATTTATGTAATTCTTTTTGTTTTTTATAATTTTCGGCAGATTCTTTACTAATAAATGATTTAAGATTATTTGTTTTTTGGTGACAATGGTTATCATAAGGTCCATCACCATCCATTTCCCAAGTAATATCAGATACTTCTTTTACAATATATATTTTCATAGCGGTATAGTTTTAGTTAATATCATAATTACTCCACATTTCTTCCTCTTGTTTATTAATAAGAATATTATACTCATCTTCTAAATCTTCAAAAGACATTTGAATACCATAATCATCAGTTTCATATGGGTTATCCATAATTTTCCAATATTTGTTATCTAATGACATAATAATTTGTTTTAGCTATAATATATTAGTTAATATAAAATAGTGGTTAGTTAAAAAGTGGTTAAATGGTGGGTGGTTGTAGTGGTGTACACAAACATTGATTCTTCTCCAAACTATTCCTCTTTAATTTCCTTAAGATGCATGATTAATGCTGAACCCCATCCACAGATAGACCAAAAAGCTTCGTGAAACAATACTCCTTTAATTGCTTCTGTAACAAATGATACTATACTTGCAATAAATATAATCATCATTAGTAGTGTAAATATATTCTTCATAATTCTTTAGTTTAATTTAATAATTCATAAATAATACCTCCTATAGATATTATTACTCCCCAGTACATTATAAAAATGAATAGAGACATTGCATAATTTAAATTATATCTATCATCTATATACTCTAATGTTTTAAAACATCCTAATATAACTATTCCAAACAGGATAATTGCTATCCCTGCATATATTCCTATCATAATTCTTTAGTTTAATAAGTTAATAATACCTCTAATAAGTCAAAATGTAAATAATTAAGGGCTTACAACCTTAGTAGCTACAACTCCGTGTTTAAATCATTTACATTAGAACTTGGGTTATCTTGTATGTATCCTGATAATACATACTCATCACACATTTATTGAGGCTGTGTGTTACACCTAAGTTTAATCAATTAAAGTATTATCTTCTGAATTACCTGTTCCAACCTCCACCACAGAGTCAATTAGTTGTTTTAGATAGCATAAGCTAAATGTTTTTCAGCAACCTCATAGACTAGTCTTTATCTGAACACCCTAATATTCTACATCTTACTTGGTTAATAGAAGATATATAGCATTATGTGTACACGCAGTCCTTATGCCTTTTAGACCTCATAAACTTTAATTGATTATAATAGAAATACTACAAGGTTCTTCACACCTATGAGATATTGTGCGTTATGTTAACACAACCTTTACTGTTCATCAATAAGAGTATCATAGATACAATTAAATTTAGTAGTATTTCATTATTTTACTTATTGTGCTTCTCTCTTGGAGAATAAGGACTTGCACATCCTGTTACAGCATCAATAGTAATCTTTTTACATTTGTACACATAAGGTACATATTCTTTTAAATCTTTCATAGCATTATAGTTTAAGTAATTATTATTATGTACACTTATCCTGTACACTGTTAATTAGAGCAAATCCCCGAAGGGATTGAAAGAGTTATTAAAACTCTTCCAATGTGATTGCTAATGGTATGTAAGCAAATTTGCCATACTCACTCTCTCCTACAACCAAACTCTTTCTGATGCTGTCCGCATCTTTCTTGATGTCCTCAAGAGTGTGATTAGGGTGAAATAGTCTGATAAGCTGATTAGTATCAGTTGCTACCATTATTCTTTGAGAAACCTCTCCATTTGTGTGATTAGTAACCTCTTGTAATAAAAATTTAGTAAAGTTCATAGCTTTATAGTTTAAAATAAGGTACCTCTTTAAAGCACGGGGGTACCCTCTCCGTAGTATTTAGTAGGGGTGGTTTTTTATAGATACTCCACAAATTCATCGACAAAAAAATTTTTTTAAAAAATAATTTTTCGTAACTTTACACTATGGAAAATAAAGATGATAATACTAATGATAGTTTAAAAAATCCTATGGTGGATGCTTTAGAAGAATGGTTAGAAAAGAATGAACCTAGACTTGATTTAACAATAGGGGAATTAAATAATACAGACACAGATGATAACTAAAGAGATAACATTAAAAGACTTACTAAACTTAGCTCTTATAGAAGATATTATTACAATGCAAGAGTATTTAAGAATGGAAGAGTTAGAGGATAAAGAATTAAAAGAAGAATTAATCAAAGTAACAAATAGAGAATGGAGAATAAATACTACACACCAGAAATAGAAGAGTTTCACGTAGGGTTTGAGTATGAACGTAGAATGAAAGAGGATAATGATGATTTCATGCAATATGATGGACCTGCTTGGATAGGATGTACTTACCCTAATGATTGTGCTTTAGGTAACGCTTCTACTAAACTAGGGCTTAAATATCTAGAAAAAGATATTGATAGATGTAGAGTAAAATACCTAGACAGAGAAGATATAGAGAGTTTGGGATTTATAATGAGGAAGGAACAGTTTGGTGATACTTATTTATATAGATTAGATTTAGTAAAACCCTTATTTCCTCACCATACTGAACTAGACACTTTATATCTTGCATACTACAGACATGACGCAAGATGTATATTGTTTCTACAAAAGATTAAAAGGGTTGGAATAGACGAAGAAAGACCAGAGACACAGTTATTTAATGGGTATATTAAAAACAAATCAGAACTAAAGAAAGTTCTTAAAATGATAGGATTATGAAAGAAGATTATATAAAGTTACTAAACTCTGGGATGTTCTGGGAGTTTCATCCAGAATTAACAGGGGTATGGGAAAAAGATAAAGAAGAATGGATTAAATACAACCTTTCTAAAAAATAATCGTATAAATATTAGGAATTGTAAAATATAGTTCCTAATATTGCAAAGTATCAATATCAGCCTCCAGGTAATCATTAGAGGCAAAGACATCGGGTTAGTATCTACAAATAGTAGAGAGGTTGTCCCCGGTAGATACGAAAACAACCTTCATATAACATCTAGGGCTGGTTACAGGTAAAAGTAAGCCTTCTGAATTGACAGAGAGATTAAGTAACTGGTGTAGGCTCAAAACGGCTAGATAGAAGTTGAAGGTTAAAAAGGAGCTCTAGCAATAGAGATTTCAGCCCAGCTAAGGGGAATATTATATCTAATTGTTACTTAAAACAAAAAAATAGTAAAAAAACTTGCATATATAAAATATAAAGTGTTATATTTGCAGAAAAGAAATTATAAGTGAGAGTTATAGAAATAAATACAGATACTAGAAAGTTCTTTAAACAGTATCTTACTATTATAAAACCCTTATTAGTTCCAAGAATAAGTAACGGAGAATTAAATGTTTTAGCGGAACTTCTATATTTAAATCATAAGTATAGAACTGTAGATGTAAAAGTGAGAGGGAAATTGATATTTGATTACGATAATAAAATAGATATAGTCAATAATTTAAACACCTCCCTTTCTACAGTTAACAATGCAATCTCTTCATTAAGAAAATCAGGATACATTATAGGATATAAGATTAAAGATAGTTTAGTAATAGATATCGATGATTCTTTTAAGATAGGGTTTAAATTCAATATAGAAAATGAAAGATAGAAATGGATTAGACATAGTTAGGGGAGATTTGATTATGATTATTATAGATACCCCTATTCACAAACCTAGTGAACTTGTTATATATTTAGATAATGAAGATTATGTATATAAAGTAACAGAAGATGGAGAAGAGAAGTCTAAAGAGACTAAACATGTAATATATTACCCATTATCAGATGAAGGATTAGAAGTAGCTAATTATGATAATGGATCAGCATCATCGCTGATACATAGAGAGAAGAAGTTTAAAATAACCAATATTAATTCTGATAACATCATTAAAGCTGATAGTAGTAATCTTAGGGGTTATGCTAAAACCCTATATGATAGTATTATAGTATTAGTCTAAAATGTATGAGATTTTAAGATACGCAGAAGAAGATTTTGAGAAGCTATTTAAAAAGATTAATAATTTAGAAGATAAAGTTCTATATTGGAGTAATAGAACTAATAGACAAGTAACCGTAGATACAAAGTTCTTTTACAATAGAGAAGATGAAATATGGGAGGGAGAGTTTACAGTGAGTTATGAAAAAGAAATCTGATAAGATAATAAAAGATTTATCACTTAGGAATAATATACCAGTAAAAGATGTAGAGCAAATAGTTAATAGTCAGTTTTTATTTGTAAAGAATGTTATGGAGAGTGCTGTAAAAGATGAAGTAGAAACATTCAAAACTATTAAACTACTATCTTTTGGAAAGTTCCTAGCTAATGATAAAATGATAAACCATATAATTAAAAGTAAGAATGGAAATATTAGTAAATAGAGTTTTTAGAAATAGTGTTCAAGATCACGAAGATGTAATTAAAAAGAAGTGGTTATATTTAAATGATATTGATTCAATAGAAGAATCAGTAGAGCATGAAGGATATACAACAATATACATTGGTAGTCAAGACATACTTGTAAATGAAGATATAAAGGAATTATATAAAAGATTTAAAACAATTAAAGAAGAGTTGATAGATGAAGCAAGAAACAGAGAACTCCTTGGATAGACCAGAAGGAGTAAAGCAACATGAAAATGGATATTGGTATAAGGAGTTACCAATGAGTGGTCTTGATGAACCATTAAAAATATTCAATACTATTAAACCTCAAAGGTTAGAAGGTGAAACGTATGTAGAATATAAAATTAGAAGAAAGTTCTTAGAACAAGAAGCTAAACAAAAGAAAATATTTTATGACCCAATAGCTGAAACAAATAAAGCTATACAAAAGGAATATGAAAAGATTTCTAAGATTGAAGACCCAATGGAGAAAATGAAGGCTATGCAAAAAGTAGATCATAGTTTAAGACCATATGTAAAACAAAAAAATAAATAGTTATGATAAGAGAAGAATTGCCAAAGAGATTAATGAAGAAAAACTTTTTAGTTAAAATCCCACCAATACAGGATGAAGAGTCAGACTTCCAAGATCCAGAAAAGGATCCTGAAAAGATAACAGTAGCTGCAGTAGCTGATGATTGTGAACTTGCTATTGGGGACGAAGTGATTATGCAGAATACAGCAAAAGATGAAATGGGGAATATAATCCGTAGAGGAGCTGAACCATTATTAGTATTAGAAATTGCAGGAGAACAATATGCTATGTTTAGAGAACTAGATGTAGAAGGAGTATGGTAATAATTAAATAAGGAGAAGAAGAATGTTTGGAGATCAGAGAAGTGTAATATCAAAACAAGAAGCTAGAGAGGAGTTACTGAAAGGTATAAACCTCCTAGCTGATACAGTTGCCTATACAATGGGACCTAAAGGAAGGAATGTAATTCTACAAAGACATTACAATCAATCTAGAGTCACTAAAGATGGAGTAACTGTAGCTAGTGAGTTCTTTTTAAAAGATCCTGTACAAGATATAGGGGCACAGCTTATTAAAGAAGCAGCACAAAAGACAGCTGATGAAGCTGGTGATGGAACAACAACAGCTACAGTAATAGCTAGAGAAATAATTAGAGAAGGTATTAAATACCTTAATATCAATCCAAAAGCAAATCCAATAGATTTAAATGAAGGTATTACATTTGCAGTTAATAAGATAGTAGAAGCTATTAAGAATAAATCACAACCTGTAAATATTGAAGATGACAGTTTATTGCATGTTGCTACTATTTCAGCTAATAATGATCCTAAACTAGGAGAACTTATAACTGAAGCAGTAAGAATGGTTGGTCAAGATGGTCAAGTACTTATGGAGTACACAGAGAGTCCTGAAAGTTATATTGAAACAATTAAAGGTGCTACTTGGCAACAACCTATTATCAATGCTAATTTTATTGTAGCAGCTGATACTGAAGAGATAGTTTTAGATAATCCTCTTATTGTAGTATCTAACTTTAAATTATCTTCTGATACAGAAGCATATCATATAACTAAGATAGCTCAATCACAAGATAGACCTATTCTTATTATTTGTGAAGAACTTAATAAATCAGCATTAGCTTTTTTATTAAAGAATGTTAGAAATGGACATATTAAAGCTGCAGCAGTGTTACCACCTGGAATGTCTAATATGAGAACATTTCATTTAGAAGATCTTTCTGTAATCACAGGAGCATCATTTCAAGATTATAATAAAGGAGATACACCTAAAGGTTTTAAATCTACTTTCTATGGTTCTGCTAAAAAGGTAATTGTAAATAGAAAGCAAACTGTTATTATAGGAGGAAAAGGAAATCCTGATGCTATTGAAAAGAGAAAGCTTTCTATTAAGGAAAATATTAAGAATGCTCAAAAAGGTCTTGATGATAGACATAAAAATAGATATGCTCAAATGTTCGGTGGAATAGCTACTGTATATGTAGGTGGTGGTTCTGACATAGAAAGAAAGGAAAGAAAAGATAGAGTAGAAGATTCTATCCTAGCTACTCAATCTGCATTATCAGAAGGTATACTTCCAGGTGGTGGCTGGTTTTTAAAGCATCCAGGTAAGTTTGCTTTGCCAACATCAAAACCTAATGAGTTTTATGAGGGAATAGATATAATTCTAAAAACTTGTGCTAAACCATTTGATCAGATACTTCATAATGCAGGACTTACTCATGAGAGTAAGAATCCTTTAAATGTTAAAACAAACAAAGAGGTAAAAGACCTTATAGAAGAAGGAATCATTGATCCAGCTAAAGTAACAAGATGTGCATTAGAAAATGCAGCATCTGTAGCAAAGATGATATTAACAACAGAAGGAGTTATATATTATACTGATGATCAACATATCCATGAATCTATTACAATGGATAGAGGAAACATGAAATAATGAAAAGCTGGAAAGATAAATTAGCAGAAATATACGATGGATGGAGAAATGTCGTATGGAAGAATGAAGAGGTGGAGAAGATAGCAAAAGAAAGAGCATCGATATGTGCTAAGTGTCCCTCTATGTATGGGACAATCTGCAGTGAATGCGGTTGTCCCTTACATGCTAAAACTAGAAGTATGATAGAAACTAATAAATGTCCACTAAATAAATGGGAATATTAAAAAAAGGAAAATACCTAGGTAAGTTTAAAGATGGTGAGATATATTACCATTCATTTAAACCAGAAGTAATAGGGGAAGAAGGAGTTGTTAAATATGTACGCATAGGAGACTATGACGAAGAGTTTGCAACCGATAGACCTTATATGCTGTCTGTAGTAAATAAAGAAGAAGAAAAACTAATTAAATGAAACTATTTAAGATGGTCAACTACCAATTAGAGGTAGAAGAAGAAGTATGGGGATTATCACCATTTAGTAAAATACTAAAGAGAGATAAATCTAAGAATAAAGATATGGCATTTAAGGAAGTATTATTCATATACTATTATAGTGATATTAAATCTGATTATTTAAGTATTACTACACCGAAAGAAAAAGCTGAGTCAATAAAAAAAGATATCTCTCTTCCGGAAAAATGGGAAATGGATAATGTTATAGAAGAAGCTATAGAACTATATAATAGACTATCATGTACAGTATCTGAAACTTTATATAAGTCAGCAATTAAATCTGCAAATGATATATCGGATTATTTAAATAATACAAATGCATTATTAAAGGAAAGAGATGATAGAGGTAAACCAGTATATCAACTTAATGCTATAACAGCTGGATTAAAATCTATACCTGGTATTATGAGAGACTTAAAAGCATCTTATACTGAACTATTAAAAGAACAAGAAGACTTAACAAATAAAAAGAAAGGTTCCAGAACATTCGGAATGTTTGAAGATGGACTTAACTAAATTAAATAAATATCAAACACCACTTACGGAAGAGTTAATTAACACTCTCCCCAAAGAAGTATATGCATCTATGATTGAATACATAGATACTGTAGACTTTATATCATGGCTTATACAACCTGCAGAAAAGAGAGGGTTTATTAAGGATAGACCTATGATGATGAGCAGGGGTATTGTTGATCCTAGAGGTAGAAAAGAAATTGATATAACTAAACCTCATATACTTGAGGACATGGATTACTTCAGAGAAAGAGCTATCTTCTTTGAAAAAAATGGAAGGTATACAAACATAATGCCTAATGGTAATCCTAAAAGTGAGTATGCAGAGTTTTGGAGAGAAGAAGTTAGGAGATGGAAAGATGGTCATGTCAGAGATAGTGATGGAGAATGGATACCTGGAGAATTATATTTCTATTGGAACTATGCCCCTATATGGTTAACTGAAGAAGTAGGTGAGTCATTAACTCATGAAGAGTGGTTACAAAAAATAATGACTTATGATACAGATAAGTCAAAGAATAGTGATAGTAGTAATAATAAAACTAAAGGAGAGAGAAAGAGAAAGTTTCCAAAACCTTGGTTAGGAGATTACTTATTCTTTCACTATGTAGCACAAGGTAAAGATAGAGGACAACATGGGAAGTTACTTAAAACTAGGGGTGTTGGTTTCTCATTTAAAGCTGGTGCATGGAGTCCACGAAATATGTATGTATTTCCTGGTTCGGGTAATCCTAATTTCCATTTAGCTTCTGATAAAGGATTCTTATCAGGAGATAAAGGTATATGGGGTAAAGTATTAGATACATTAGATTGGATAGCTGAAAACACACCACTTCCTAGAATGAGACTAGTTGATGGTAAGAAAGCTATGGAAATCCAACTAGGATATGAGGATGAATATGGTACTCGTAAGGGTAACTTATCTTCAGTATATGGAATTTCATTAAAAGATAATCCTGACAAAGCAAGGGGTATAAGGGGTCCGTTGATTCATTATGAAGAAGATGGATTATTTCCTAACTTAGAAAAAGCTTGGGGTGTAAATAGAAAAGCAGTAGAGGATGGTGATGTATCATTCGGATATATGTTAGCAGGTGGAACAGGTGGTACAGAAGGAGCTTCTTTTGAAGGTTCTGAAAAACTATTCTATAATCCAGGTGCATTTAACATATATGGTATACCTAATGTATTTGATAAGAATACAAATGGTGGAACTAAATGTGGATTCTTTTGGGGAGCATATATGAATCGTAACAACTGTTATGATGAACAAAATGGTGAACCAGATGTAATAAAATCTCTTATTGAGATATTATGTAACAGACATAATATTAGAAAGCACTCTACTGATCCAACAGCTATAACACAAGTTATGGCAGAGGAACCACTTATTCCACAGGAAGCAGTAATGCGTATTGAAGGGACTATATTTCCTGTAGCTGACCTTAAAGATTATTTATCTGATGTAGCACCTAATTTAAATTCATTTGTATCACAACATTATTGTGGTAGAATGATACATAAAGGAGATGGTTTTGATATAGATGTATTTGGGGATATTAGTCCAATAAGAGATTTCCCTATAAAAGATAACAAAAATAAAGAAGGTTGTGTAGAGATATTCCAAAAGCCATATAGAGACTCAGATGGTAAAGTGCCATTTGGTAGATATATAGCAGGATGTGATCCATATGATGATGATGAGTCACAGACAAACTCGTTAGGTTCCTTGTTTATAATGGATGTATTAACAAATCAAATAGTAGCAGAGTACACAGGTAGACCTAGAACTGCAGCAGAATTTTATGAAAACGTATATAGATTACTTAAATACTTTAATGCTATCTGTAATTATGAGAATGAC